AGGTGCTTATCTCGAAAACTCTGATAAGCAGGTACTGGCTGGCAAATACCGGGTCGCAGAGTTCTCGGGCGAACTATGGAAAGAGGCTGAACGCCTGTTCTTCGGTGCTGACTTTGGTTTCGCTAAAGACCCTAACACGTTAACCCGGTCGTTCATTCTGCATAACCGTCTTTACATTGAGTATGAGGCTTACGGCCAGCAGACAGAGCTTGACCACATGCCAGCGCTATACGACACGATCCCCGGGTCTCGTGACTGGCCCATTAAAGCCGATTCAGCACGACCTGAGACAATCAGCTATCTAAAGCGGCAGGGATTCAATATCTCCGCAGCTGAGAAGTGGCAGGGAAGTGTTGAGGATGGGATCGCGCATCTCCGCGGCTTCGACGAAATCATTATCCATCCACGCTGCAAGAACGTAGCGCGCGAGGCCCGCATGTGGTCGTACAAAACGGACCGCATCACTGGTGAGGTGCTGCCGAAACTGGCTGATGGGTTTGAGCACTGCTGGGACGGTATCCGCTACAGCCTCGACGGACACATTAAACGTAAAGGTCAGATGGCCGGAATGATGATTCCTAAGCGCCTGCAAGGGCGTTAAATTGAAAATGAGGCGTAACTCAATTCCCGCTTGCGGGTTAGATGGGTAGAGTAATGCATTAACCGGATTACCGGCAGGGCAGGCATGATGCTAATGCTGAACCTGAGTGCTGGTTCGAGTCCAGCCGCCTCAAACCTAATGCTGTGGCTAGGGTAGCTCCCGAAAAGCGGCATCGTCACCGCCTGCCACAAATTAATTGACGAGCAACTGAGACGAGGTTGTTATGAGCAAAAAAAGAATTGGGGCGCGAGCCAAGAAAAAACAGCTTCAATGGCAAGAGATGCGCGGCTCTGTTGAGAGATTAACCAATGCGCTAATGGATGCCACAAACAACCAGAATGTTGAGGAATTCGAATTAAAACCTAGCATCTTCATTGCAGAAGAGCACTTCGAAGACCTGAGAAAATTCGGTAAGTGCAAATTAGCTTGCTGATGCAAAGAAAATCCAAACAGGCTGCCATTCGGCGGCCTTTTTTATTGCCATAAATCCACCACCGGACAATCCATGACTGACAAATTAACTCTCGCCGTCAACCATGCGTTGAACGATGCGCGGATGGCGCGCGCCCGTATGGGGCTGTTGGCACCAACGATGGGTCTGGACAATAAGCGTCATTCCGCATGGTGCGAATATGGCTTCCCTGAGCAGGTAACCTACGAAAACCTCTACGCCCTGTACCGGCGCGGCGGTATTGCCCACGGCGCCGTAGAGAAGCTTGTAGGCAAGTGCTGGCAGACGAACCCGGAAATCATCGAGGGTGACGACGCCGACGAGAGCGAAGATGAAACGACCTGGGAGAAGAAGTCTAAACAGGTCTTTACCTCCAGACTGTGGCGCTCGTTTGCGGATGCAGACCGCCGTCGCCTGGTTGGCCGTTATGCTGGCATCCTGCTGCACATTCGTGATGATAAAGACTGGAATCTGCCAGTTACCAAGGGCCGAGGGCTGCAAAAGGTTTCTGTAGCCTGGGCTGGCTCGCTGACTGTGGGTGAGTGGGATACCGGTCTTAACTCCAAGACGTACGGCCAGCCGAAGATGTGGCAATACACCGAGCGTCTGCCGAACGGTTCAAGCCGCAGGGTTAGCATCCACCCTGATCGCGTGTTTATTTTGGGTGATTACTCAGATGATGCGATTGGCTTCCTGGAGCCAGCCTATAACGCCTTTGTTAGCCTCGAAAAGGTAGAGGGCGGGTCTGGCGAGTCATTCCTGAAGAACGCCGCGCGGCAGCTTAATGTCAACTTTGAGAAGGAAATCGACTTCAATAATCTCGCTTCGCTTTATGGCGTGAGCATTGACGAGCTGCAGGATAAGTTTAACGAAGTTGCCGGGGAGATGAACCGTGGTAACGATGTTCTGATGACAACCCAGGGGGCCACAGGCACACCGCTGGTCACTGCCGTTGCTGATCCGTCAGCGACCTATAACGTAAACCTGTAGACCGCCG